AGTCTGCTTCTGCTTTAGCGCGTCTAGCGTATTCAGCTTGAATGTCGTCACGCAAGTTTTCAGGGATAGGCACTTCACCTTGAGGTGTCTTCAACATGCTTGGAATTTCAGTAGACCCTGTAGCCAGCATACCGTTAACAGCAAAGTCAACCATACGCGTTTCTACAACAGCTTTTTTCTCGTTGTCTCTTTGCGTTTGTTCCCACGCTGCTGTGTCACGCGCCGCTAAAGTCTTACCAGCAATTCCAGAATATTTACTAACATCATTTCCTGTTTGTTTGCCGACAGCGACCATGGCGTTTTCTAACTCTTGCATACGCACAGGGTCTGTTTCTGTTAACAACTGCTGCTGCATAACATCAATGCTCTGAACACCTGACGTTTTCAATGCACTGGCTTTCGCTGTCTTAGCCGCCACCAGTTGTTCTGGTGTTTTTGCCTTATCTACCATTAAGTCAGCAGTCTCTAGCGGTGTCATGTCTTTGATCTGCGCCAGCATACCTTCACGCTCACGTTTCTCAGCAGCCACAGCAGGAGCCTGACCAAGCGTAGAGCCAAGATCAAACATGCCTTGGCTGTAACCCGGCTGTGTCAGCGACTGTATAAAACTCTGTCCAAATTTAGCCATTACTTAATCTCCTTATTAACCGAACAAGCCGCCTTCGCCAAACAACTGATCGTAAATGTCAGAACCCGCGCCTAAAACGTCACCTAAGCCGCCGTAGCTGTCTGTGGGTGTAGCCAAGCCGCCAATCAGTCCAGTACCTAACTGACCCATCAGGTTAGCTTGTCCCAGACCAGCACCCAACAACGCCTCAAGACCACCCATAGACGCTTCGCCAAACAGACCTGCGCCGTAAAGCTGACCGCGCTGCTGTAGCTGTGGGTAAAGTTCACTGCCTTGCATAGCTGCTAGTAGTTGTGATTGAGGTATGTAAGAACCACCCAAGGCTCCGAGGCCTAGCTGTTGCTGTCCACTTAACATTGCTAAGTCTTGTGCAGACAACTCAGAACCCATGCCAGTAAAGGCTTGACCAAGTTTAGCCTGCTGCATCTGCTCTGATTGCCCTTGCTGTATTGCAGCTAAGGAGGCTTGGTTTTGCGCTTCCCCTTGCGCCTTAGCCATTGCAAGTTGCTCAGGAGTACCACCGTACATGTTAGTAGAGACACCTGAGCGCCCTTGGTTAAACAGACGCTCCTCTAGGGCCATACGCTGTCGTTCTTCTTCTGGACGTTGCGTAGCCCGGATGCGCTCATATACATCTGCCTCACGTCCTGCTGTAGGCATACCAGCAGAAGTCATAAAGCCACTACCGAGGCCATAGGCTTGCTCTGCTGCTGCTCTGCCTCCAGCTTGCCCATACGGTGTAGCGCCTAAAGTTGACTGCGCTTGTCCCATCAGCATGTTCTGTATGGCTTGTTCTTGTGGTGAGCCAGTTAACGTAGATTGCCCGGTCGCTGGGTCGTAACCAAACTGACCGCCAGTTGCAGACGTTACGCTGAAGGGCTGGAACTGAGACTGATCAAGTCCTTGCTGTGCAATCTGCATTGCGCCTTGCTGCGCTGATTCGCCAATACCGCCAAGCCTGTCGTAAGCTCCTGTAAGAGCAGCACCACCACCAAGCAAACCAAGAAGCGGCCCTGCGCCACTTAAAAAATCTTCCCAATTAAACTCAGACATTAGTAAGTACCTCCGTCAATTGTTCCTGAATCCAGCGTACCTACAAAGTTTAGGTCAGCGATTGTTACAGTGCCTGTGAACGTAGGACTAGCTGTGTCAGCCTTAGACGCTACTGCTGTTGCGATGTTATTGAACTCTGCGCTAAAGTCAGCACCTCGGATAATCTTAGCTGGATCACCTGAAGGTAAATTGTCCTTAGCAGCAAAGTTTGTTGTTGGTGTGTAGTTGCTCATAGTGTTTTACCTATCAGTGCTAGTACGTTAATTTCTTGTAGTGACAAAGCGAACCCATTGATGTCTGCTTCAAGTCCAATTGTTATTACACTACCATCTCCTGTGGCGTTAACGGCTCTTCGAGAAACCAAAGTACCGCCAGTGAACTCGCCTATGTTGAACTCAGAAATGTTATAGAAGGCTGGATCTTGATTACCTACAGTGTATGCTTGGGATCTAAACGTGGTGCTGAAGTCATAAGCCCAGTAAAGAAACACCGTAGCTGAGTTAGCACCTACAATGGTGGGCCTAAGCTTCTTAAGGATCTTTAGCCGTGAAGGGTCACCAAAGGTTAGCCCCGGACTGTAGTACCTAAAGCGATAAGGACTACCGTTGTCTGAGTATCCTGAGTAGAGGCTAAGACCTTCGTTGTTACCTACAAGAAGCTCTCCTGATCTTATAGTTTCAAAAGAGAAGAAGTCTGAACTGGGCCAACGCGTAACCCTATATGATCCATTCTCTGTCCTACCGTTAATATCAAAGCAGTACGTAAGATTATTAGAGGGGAACGACACGAGGTAAAATGTATTCTCTGGTGAATAAATAGTTGCTACTGGCCCCTGTCGGTTAACAAGAGTCTCAATGAACTCAGTCTTGATGTTACCACTGAGGTCACTTATCGGCATAGACTTCTCTTGTATGGTTCTACCAAAGCTCCTAAGCCCTGTGTCATCTAAGAAGAGTATGTCAGTACCGATGTGCTGGATAGAGTTTCTATCAATGCAGCCTACGCCGGGAACTGTGTCAGCAATCGCCATAGTAGCTGGAGAGTCTGCACCTTCGTATACAACGATGCTGTGCCTACCAAAGATAATTAGGAGGCTGTTGTGTGCTGCGATGCCTACGACACTATCTGCACCGTCAGGCCACGCCTCAGAAATATCTATGGAGCCTGAGGAGCCACTAGAGAAATCAGTACCGTTGAGTAAGTCAGACCAATAGATAATCTGTGCACCTTCGTTACTATCGACTACCCAGAGTCTGCCGTATGCCGCAGCAACTTCATTACAATACAAAGTTGTAAGCGTCGTGTGTCCTTCATAGTCACCAAAGGTCTGAAGGCCACCTGTGTCGGTATAGATAAGAGGCTCTTGTCCTCTCTGGAAGAAGTAAGCAGCGTTATTGAAGTTTACGGTGCGCCAGTCGTTCCCAGAAATAGTGTAGCCTGAAGGCGTTTCGTTAACAAATGTATGGACACCTGATAGAATCCTCCTGTTAGCAAAACTGAATATCTTAATATTGTCTTCGTCATCAAAGAACTCATGAATGGAGTGTACGTAGTCTGTACCTATCTCATACTTACTACTAGAGAGCGTCTCAAGACCCTTCCTAGAAGCAATGCGTCCTCTCTTGTCAATGATAGCGTTGTCTGCTACATCAGCAAACGAAGGATCCTGCGCTATAGGTGAATCCTCAGTGTTAACACCCTTGAAGGCGGGAGCAACTAAGTTAATACTTTGTAAGGGCTGGGCCATACGCTAGCTCCTAAGGGGTATACCAGTCTGTTGCATAAGGGTGCTTCTGTGCGTCCAGAGCAATGGCGTCAGACAGATAAGTATCAGCGATAGCAAAGTACTCAGGGACAGAGGTGCCTCCTGTCTCGCCTCGCTCACGGGCTGCTAAGGCTACCGCGAGGTGAATCACAGGCATGTTAGGAATCATTAGCTTATCTGTGTCAGCCACTAACTCATCGTTACGTAAGACACAATTGAACCTAACAACATAAGCACCATCAGGCTTAGGGTACACATCGATCTGAGTGTCGCCGTTAGAATCAAGGCCCCTATAGGTGTACAACTGTGGTGACCCCTTAACTGGATCTTGATTGTAATACTGATTATCAAACCAGTCAGTAGTACGATAGTCCATGAAGAAATCAGAGGTGTCATTGATGACATTCAGAGCCTTCACAGTATCCTTGGTGTCAAGTAGAGGGTAAGTGAATACATCCTCAGAGGTTGTGAACACCACTGTAGTACGTAAGGCTGACCAGTCCCAAGAGGTTTCTACAAGTTTCTTTGCGTCGTTAACAAAGTCACCTATCATTTTACTGTAGGTAGAGGAGTCAACGCTAGGAACCTCCTCTTCTCGCATCCTTCTCAGGACGTTATTCACTACTTCTAAATATGTCATACTAACATACCCTTGTTAATAATCTTGTTTAGTTGAGCCATGTAGTCTACATTAGGCGACTGTACAATGTTTTGAATCGTAGGTGCTTCGTAAGAGATGCCAGCCATAAAAGGTTTAAATCCTAAGCCAGCACCGCCAGCAGAAGCTCCGCCGTCCTTAGTTAAACCAAACAAAGACTCAGCTTGTTGTTCGCCGTCGCCTTCGCTGTCGCTGTCACCAGTGCCGTCTTTGCCTTCTGTGTCACTGTCACCAGTGCCGTCTTTGCCGTCTTTAGTTGTAGCCGCGTCTCCAAACGTTAAACCGTCTTGTTCAGTTTCTCCGTCCTTGTCGTCAGCAGTGCCGTCAGCTTCGCCGTCTTTAGTAACGTCAGTAGCAATCTCTAATTGAGTTTCACCGTCCTTGTCGTCAGCAGTGCCGTCAGCTTCACCGTCCTTGTCGTCAGCAGTGCCGTCAGCTTCACCGTCCTTGTCGTCAGCAGTGCCGTCAGCTTCACCGTCCTTGTCGTCAGCAGTGCCGTCAGCTTCACCGTCTTTAGTAGGATCAGCAACTTTATCTAACTCAGTTTCGCCGTCCTTAGTAGGATCAGTTGCAATGTCTAACTCAGTTTCACCTTCCTTCTCAGTCTGCTCTGCTGTATCCTTCTCAGTTTCTTCAGCAGTCTCCTTCTCAGTCTGCTCTGCTGTATCTTTCTCAGTTTCTTCAGCAGTATCTTTTTCAAGTTGCTCTGCTGTATCTTTCTCAGTTTCTTCAGCAGTATCCTTTTCAAGTTGCTCCGCTGTATCCTTCTCAGCTTCTTCAGCAGTATCCTTTTCAAGTTGCTCTGCTGTATCCTTCTCAGCCTGTTCAGCTTCAGCGTCCTTCTCAGTCTGCTCTGCTGTATCTTTCTCAGCCTGCTCTGCTTCAGCTAAATCTTTTTCTTCTTGTTCTGAATCTTTAGTAACCTGTTCAGCGTCTTTCTCGTCTTCCTCTGTTTCAGCGTCCTTCTCAGCCTGCTCCGCGTCTTTAGTCTTTGTTTCTGCGGCGTCTTTCTCAGCCTGCTCTGCTGTGTCCTTCTCAGCTTTCTCTGCTGTATCCTTCTCAGTCTGCTCTGCTGTATCCTTCTCAGTCTGTTCAGCAGTTTCCTTCTCAGCTTCTTCAGTTTCGTCTTTTAATAATTGTTCAGCCTCATCTTTTAATACTTGCTCGGCTTCGTCTTTACGCAATTGTTCAGCTTCAGCGTCCTTCTCAGCCTGCTCTGCTGTGTCCTTCTCAGCCTGTTCAGCTTCAGCGTCCTTCTCAGCCTGCTCTGCTTCAGCTAAATCTTTCTCAGCCTGCTCTGCTTCAGCTAAATCTTTCTCAGCCTGCTCTGCTGCGTCTTTCTCAGTTTGCTCTGCTAAATCTTTTTCGTCACGCTCTGTTTCTTTTGTCGAATCTTCTGCTATGTCTTCGTCTTTTTCGTCTTGCTCTGGATCGTAAGGCTCACCATCAGTAACATCACCCGGACACGCCTCAAACTCGTCGCCTGTAGGAATGTGTCTAACAACATAACAACCATTAGGAAGCGACTGAACAATTACATAGTCAGCTTGATTAACAACAACGCCATCGTCCTTAGCACCTTCTGACAATTCATCTTCTTTTTGTGCTTCTTCGGCTTCTTTTTCTCTGTCTTTGTACGCTTCTTCAGAGCCTTCTACATCCTTGTTTGCTTCACCAACAATGTCATAGATAAGTTCGCCGTATTCTTCGTTGTGGTCTTTAGCTAAACGCTCTGCTTCTGCGTAATCGCCTTCGCTAACTGCATCACTAATGTCTGAGTTAACTTGATTAACTGCCGCTTCATAGTCTTTGTCAGCTTCAGCTTCTTTCTCAACAGCTTCTGCTGCATCCTTTTCAGCTTGCTCTGCTTCATCCTTCTCAGCTTGCTCTGCTTCAGCGTCCTTCTCAGCTTGCTCTGCTGTGTCTTTGTCTTTTTGTTCTTCTTCAGCAGCGGCGTCTTTATCAGCTTCAGCATCCTTTTCAGCTTCAGCATCCTTT